GGTGGCGCTGCATGGGAAGATACGGAATTTAGAGTATTTGGTGAACTTGATATGGGGGATTATATCGCTGCATATTTTGACTCATTTAGAATTACTAAAGGAAACAGATATACAACTTTCTTGGATGCCGCTAACTCCAATGTAGAAACTTTATATGAATGGGAACTTGACCCCGTCGAAAAATCAAACATTGCAGTTAATGCAGAGAATACTAAAAATAGTAATGCAAAATATTATTATGCAATTGCAAATAATAAACTTACTATTATGGAAGAAATTTATGATACCGGCGGGAAACCAGAAACATGGGATTCTATCACTGGACTTTTGAGTGATACTACTGGTTTTGTAGACGATTTAACCATACGTTCTGGTGATGATTTAAAATCTTTGCGTCCTGTACCAATTCCAGATTATTATAGTGTTACAATTAATTGGACAGAGATGCCTAGGGGTGGTGTAAAAAGAGTTGACTTAATGACAGGTGGATTTGGGTATATCATTCCACCATCAACATTTGTTTCAGAACAAACTGGTAGTTATGTTTCTCAGGGTCTTGGTGCAACTTTACTTGCAAAAGGAGATACTATTGGTGGAATTAAAGATATTAAAATTACTCAAAATGACCCAAATGATGCATATGATGGATTTGGAATTGGATATGTCACTCCACCAACACTAGATTTAACAGGATTAGGAGATGGTACTGCAGTTGTTGTTCCCATAACTGGACCTTTATGTGTGCGTGATGGTTCTTTTGTTTCAGACCAAGGTTTCTTATCGGATAATAATAGAATACATGATAGTTATCTATGGCAGGATTATTCCTATGTAATTCAAGTTGGTAGAGTTATTGATGAGTGGAGAGATATTGTTAAAAAAGTCATCCACCCAGCTGGTATGATGATGTTTGGTGAATTGACACTACTATCCAAAGTCGAAGGTAAAAGACTGAAAGATGCATACCTATTCTTGTTCTATGAGATTATCAAGAATGTTGATGTTACAGTTAAAAATATGGACGGATTGGGCACTTGGACTGATAGAGACACCGAACAAAAGTTAGTGGATGAAGGAAACGATGCAAGAACATCTAATGGTATTTGGAGTAACACCGATACTTTCTTTATGGAACAATTTGGTGACTTGGGCCCAGTACACGCACATGGCCCACTTACAAGTGAAGATGTTGATTTAACAGTTCAATTACCACAACATACTCAGGTTAAATATCAAGTCGCATGGCATCATGTAGATAGTCATGATAACGAAATTAATAAACTCCAATATAAAAACCAATTTGGAGAATTTGTCGATCTTGCAATATGGACTAAATCTTTTGCGTCACCTAATCCAACAACATTAGAAACCTTTGGAGAAACTACATATACTTGGTTTAACAATAAAACATATTCATATGCACCATGGGCGGGGAATCCAGATCCCTACGAAAATCATGGGTTTGCAATTATCGACACTGGTTGGATAACACACAATTCAGACGATTTAGTAATCAGACATGTTATAGGTACAGACCAAGACATTATAGATGAGGCCTCATATTTGAGTCATGTGAAAGTTTTTGTAAGAAGTACAGAGGCGCAAAACTCTAATGATATCATGTCGCATGGTTACACTATTGTATACAACAATAGACAATCTGCAATGAATGAATTATATGGAGTAGGTGATGATACACCAACTGGACAATCAGTAGATACTGGTTCTGGTAGATATGCTTTATTGGGTGATGGGTTTACTAATGCAACCACTTGGAGTGATGTTAAATATGTTGGATTAAATCAACTAGATGGTTATGGTAAAGATTATTCATTTTTCTATGGTGGTGAAATATTAGAAAGAACTTTTACAATCTATAATGTGTCAGAAAAAAATATTGTAGATGATGAATGGAAATCTACAAGGCCTTGGGCAAGATATAAAATTATTAGTGCAGTAGAAGATAGTGTAAATAATACTGTTATGTTTGGTGTTGTTTTAGAAAATAGTTATCTAAATTTACCCAATGAAAGTCCACTAAATAATATAGAGTTTAGATGGGATAAGAAAACTAGGGGTAATGTTGAAAGAGTAAATAGTTCTTGGATTGGTTCAATCAGAGACGGCGCAAACCCAAGAGATGAAAAGTTTATTGTAAAAATTCAATCTAGAGATTTGCCACAGAGTGGTAGTACTTATAAATCACTAGAAAGATTCAAATTTAATTTTTCTGCAATATTCCCATTTGATAATCTAGTTAGATATAGATTTAGTCCATACGAAGAGGCAGAAGGGTCGCCATATCTTGATTATTATGGATTTGATGGAGAATTTAATAATATTAATATGAAAGGTACACAACATACTATTATGCAAAATCCAAATGGAGATAATACCTTTGGAATGGTTCCAACATATGGAAATAATCAGTATTTAGGTGTTACTGATGGTACAGATCATGACTGGCAACAAGAAACAATACAAAATATAATGTCAAGCTACGACAAATCTTATCGCGCAGTGTTAGATGCACACGTAAATCTGATGCCTAAACATTTAGTTATATCTAAGGATACTGCAGGAGTCGACGGGCCTTTATTATCTGGTATGACTTTCGCATCAGTTGAAAGAATGAAATTTAATCAAACACCACAAAGTGTTGATAATAATCTATATTTAGAAAGTATTGATGATGTAATGACCAAATATAATACGCGCACAAACATCACTCATGAAACAATTATTCAACAATATTCTACTGAACCTACAAGTTTTGCGGAATTAAAAGAGTTGCAACAGATTTGACACAAAAAAATCTTATAAATAAAAGAAACAAAAAAAAATTAATCTATAAAGGGTATTATAAAAATGTCTGCTATTATTACCAACAAACTTAGAATTTTCAATGCACAGCAGTTCATTGAATCTATTAATGAACAATCACCATTGTGGAAAGAAAGTAATTCCTACAATGAGGGTGATGTTGTTTTGCACAATTCAAATTTGTATGTTGCAGTAGGACCAGATGGTGGTGGGGTTTCTGGTACAGTGCCACCAACTCATTTGTCAGGTATTGTAACTGATGGGGGTGTCTCTTGGGCATTCTACAACAGGTCACTTTTCAACAATCTTTACATGGGTATTGGTAAGTATTCATCTTGGGATGATGACAGTAATCCACCAACTCCAGAAGATTCTGTCGGATATCATAATACAACAAAATCTGATCTATTGGCACTCAAGAAAGTTTCTGCAGACACAATCTCTCTTGCAATTCCTAGAATTGATTGGAATACTGATACCCAATACACAATGTATGAACATGACAACGTAGAAGAAATTATTCCTAATGGATATATCTTGACAGAAGGCAACAACCAGTTCAATGTTTATAAATGTATCAATAATACTAGTTGGAAAGATGCTGCAGTTGGTGTGCAGCCTGGTAAATCTACAGTAAAACCAACTGGTACACCAACAAATGCAATTATTGAAACTGGTGATGGTTATGCATGGAAATATATGTATTCTGTAGATTTAGATGCATCATTAAAATTCTTGACAAAGGATTATGTACCTGTTAAGTTTTTGACTGCAGAACCAAATGCCGCGACTGCTGATTATGTACAGTGGCAAATTAAACAAAATGCAATCGCAAATTCTGGTGGAATTGATTGGGTTAAAATTACTGATGATAATGTAAATAGTGGCCATGCTGGTGGTTCTGGATATTATCAAAATATTAATCAATCCAATTCAACAGTTGCAGAGGGCACTTTAAGTTTTGCAGTAACCTTATCTGGAACTGCAACTGCACTCGCAACAAATGATTATACTGGTTATGCAGTAGTATTTACAAAAACTGGTGCGACTACTCCAGTACAAAGAAAAATTAGTAATTGGAATTTTAATACTTCTACCAATGTTGCAACAATCACAATTGAAAATGCATTTCTAGAGGGAGAGGGTGGTTCTGGTAGTATTGTTATTGCACCAGATGTTGAAATTAATGGTGATGGTACAGGATTTACTGCATATGGAATTACTCAGGGCGACCAAATTAAAAAAGTAATGATTACCAATAAAGGTACAGGATACACTAACGCAACCGCAACTGTCTCGGCAGGAAATGTATCATCATCTAGTGTGTCTGCATGTAAAGCAAAACCAATCATTTCGCCTACAACTGGACATGGATTTAACGCAGTTGAAGAATTGGGTGGTTATTATGCGATGGTTGCACTCAAACTAGAATATGATGAACAAGATACAAGATCAGAAGATGGTGTAACAAATGTTACAGAATCTGTATTCCCTGTAACTGGAGATAGATCAGTATTCAGACAAATTGTTATTTTAAGTGATCCAGTTGATGAATATACAGATAAACTTGCATACGGTACTTCTTATAGAGGCCCAAAACATCCTAATTATGGTACTGCAGGACAGACAATTTTTGATATCGATACTGGTACTGGAAAAGTATTATACATAGAAAACAGACAACCAGTTTCGCGTGCTGTCGACCAAATCGAAGATATTAAAGTTGTCTTTGAATTCTAATTTAAGTAGTATCTAGAACAAGAGAGAAAACATGGCTACAAATTTTAATGTAACACCGTATTACGATGATTATGATGTAAATACAGGCTATTTGAGAATTTTATTCAAGCCAGGCCATTCTGTACAGGCGCGTGAACTTACTCAAATCCAAACTACTTTGCAACAACAAATTGCAAACATGGCAGACCATTTCTTCAAAGAAGGTGCAATGGTGGTGCCTGGACAATCTGCAGTAGATATTAGTGCAACATATGTAAAGATTGATTTAAATGGTGCAAATTCCTATATCAGTCCTACAGATTTTATAGGTAGAACTGTTACTGGTTCTATTTCTGGTGTACAAGGTATTATTGTACACGCAGTTGGTGCAACTGGCACTGAAACAACAGATGACCCCGACACAATTTATGTAAAGTATACAACTGGTGCAAATCCATCAGACCCGTCATCAGTCAGTTTTGCGGACGGAGATAGTATTTCATTTTTACCTAATGAAATTTTAACAACGATATCATCTACAAATCAATCAGATTATAGTTGTATTGTAAGACCAGTAGAAGAAACACCTATTGGTACGGGTTCCATTGCGTTTATCGAAAGTGGTATTTACTATGTACAAAAACATATGGTGGTTGTGCAAGATCAAAAAATTATTCTTGATAAGTATACAAATTCGCCATCATATAGAATTGGTTTAGAAATTCAAGAACAAGTGATTAGTGCAAATGACGATCCTAGTCTTTTAGATAACGCCCAAGGCACACAAAACTATAATTCGCCAGGCGCAGATCGATATAAAACGACCCTTGTGTTTAAGAAAAGAGAGTATGGTGGTTCTGATACCAAAAACTTTATTCAATTAATTTCTATTCAGAATGGTAAAATTCAACAAAAAGTGCGTAGTACCGATTATGCAGTTTTAGAAGAAACTCTCGCAAGACGCACATTTGATGAGTCTGGTGACTATACAGTTAGTCCATTTAAATTAGATATTAGAGCACTATTTAATGAAAACTCAAATCGCGGTGTATTCACCATGAAAGATTTTGAATTTGATACTGAGGTAGATGCAAAAAACCAAGCGTATGATCGTTTTAGTGAATATAGTGGAATGGTTGATGGTGTACTGGATGTTGGACTGGCACATACTGTAGGTCCAATTGAAAGGGCTGCATACCCAGATCAAGATTTAGATACTACTGGTGAAAAATTCTATCCAGGCCGTACTCATGCAGATTTAGTATATGCATTGCAACAAAACTTGTCTCTAGGATTGGAGGCTGGTAAGGCATATGTTCGTGGTTATGAAATTGAAACTCTTGCAACTACATTTGTTGATTATAAACGTTCAAGAGATGATATTCAAAAGAATAATGAATACTTAACTGCAAAACTTGGTACATATGTTTATGTCACTGATAATATGACTTTACCATTTATTAATGAAGAAGTTTTATTTACAAACTTAAATACTAATGGTCCAGATTTTGTTACTATTGATGATTCATTTACAGTAACAACTTATGCATATTCTCCAGAAGCAGATTTTTCCGATGCAAATAATACATTAGGACATGATGTAGTTGCAACTGCAAAAGTAAAATATGTTGAACATTATAAAAATGCACAAGTAAATGACTTTCTACAAGGTGATTGGAATGGTACAAATGCCTCAGTAGAAACTGGTATTTGGAAAGTATATCTATATGATTTTAAATTCCAAAAAAATCCATTAACAACAAAAGATTATACAATCAATGATGTTAGGTCTTTGGTATCTAAAGAAAAAGTTGGTACAGGTGCATTACAGACATATAGATTTACCTCTAACGTTTTGTCTGATTACTCAGTTATAGACCAAAATCAAGATTTTGCGAATAAAAATATTTTAGTATCTGAATATGAAGATAGAAAAGTGCGTGGAATTGTTTACGATTTTAATGCAACTAGAAGTTCTGCACTTGTCAAGATGTTAGGTAGTGGTAATTTTACAAGTGACGATGCAGCACTATTGACTCCTAGACAATTCAAACCAAATGAGATTTTAAAAGAAATTACATTCACATCTACTGGTGGTACAACTAACCTATTCAATTCTCTTGCAAATTATCGTTATATCGATAACGGGGCAAGAATTTTAAATAAACAAGTTATTTTTGATGGTGATGGTTCTAGTATTGTAGATACTTACGCAGATTATGTAAAAACAGTTAGATTCATTGATGACGTAAGTGGCAATGAAACTATTGATACTTCATACACAGTCCAAAGAGAGATCAACGCACAAGTAATTAATCCAGATGGCGGACAACCAAGAGTAGTGATTGAATTATCTCCAAATGTGGCCGAAACATTTGGTACATATAATTCTGATTATTATTTTCTAGTAAAGCCCCCAACAGATGACGCAAATGTGGGTGGTATCGAAAGTATTGCATCAGAAGATGTACAAATTAGTATTTCTGGTAAAACTTTAACAATCACAAACCTTTCAGTTGCTAGTGTTGGACAATCTGTCAAATTATTCATTCCAATTATTAAAACTGAAGCAGTCGAAAAACAAAAAAGATTAATCGAAGATGTTGTAATTACTCCCTACTCACTTATAAACGGTGTTGGTAATTTCACAGAAGTCGGAAAAACTTTTGTGTCATCTCCAAGTAGTGATACATTTGAGGCAGATATTCTTTATACTAGTTTGAATGCAAGTGGTGATATTCCAGAAACTTTCCAAGATGCTCAGGGTTATGATTTATCTCTAGCAGATTTACAACTTCAACACTCAGATATTCATGAATTGAAAAAGATTTATGACACATGTAATGTTAATACAATTGCATATCAAACTAATGTTGACGGTACATTTAAACTTATTGTTGAAATGACTGCAGAAGAATTGTTGTTTGCACTCAGTGCATGGAATTATTACGAAGAAACTGGTGCAGATCCATTTACAGATACAACAGAAAATGCCCCATTCAGACAGGATATTTTAGACTTGATTGAATCAGGTGGTACTCCAGTACCAGCGTCTGGTGGTGTTCCAAGTAAAATTGTAGATGTTACGAATAGATACACTTTTGATAATGGTATGAGGCCTGGCGTTTTAAATTTGGGTAACGTAACACTTAAACGTGGACAATCAATTTGTGCCGGTAGACCAATTATTGTATATTCATACTTTGAACATAGTGCCGGCGACTATGCATCTGTGGATTCATATACACATGCAAACTCTGGTTTAACATATGGAGAAATTGGAGAATTTAATAGTAGTAGATTGTCTGATGTACTAGATTTTCGTCCTGCCACAATATATGAGGCAAACGATGGTACAACAGAATCTAAGTTGCGTGGTTATTCTAAAATTTCAACAAGTGGGGAATATCCATTAGACAACACATATGTTATTTGTGATTATAGACAATATCTTGCAAGAAAAGATAAAGTTTTTGTGGATAAAATTGGTAATTTCAAGGTTAAATATGGTTCTTCTAGTCTCACACCAGAATATCCCGAAGATCCTGATGATGGTATGGTATTGTATAGATTACAGGCAAGTCCTTACACTGCAACGGTGCAAGATGTAAAGGCGGAAATGGTTGACAACAAACGTTACACTATGAGAGATATTGGTGCTCTAGAAACGAGAATCAAAAGTTTAGAATACTATACATCACTAAGTCTTTTGGAAAAAGAAACAAAAGACATGCAAATTACTGACGAAAATGGTATGGACAGATTTAAGAACGGATTTGTAGTAGAACCATTTACTGGACACAATATTGGTGATGTTTTTGACCCAGAATATAATTGTTCTATTGATAGTGTTTCTGGACAATTAAGACCTAGATTTGCAGAAAAAAATACTAATATGAAATTCAGATATAATGATTCAAGTCATTATTCTGACCATGATGGTGTTTTATTGTTACCATACGAAGATGTGATGGTAATCAACCAAGACAAATCATCTAAAACTGTAAACGTAAATCCATTTGCAATTTTCACCTTCCGTGGCTCTATTAAACTTACTCCAGCGAGTGATGAGTGGAGAGATGTCAATAGACAACCAGATTTGACTATCAACCGCGAAGGACAATTTGATAATATTCAATTCCTTGCAAACGAAATGGGAGTATTGGGTACAGAATGGAATAACTGGCAAACCGCTTGGACAGGTACTGAAGTTACTGGCAATACTCAATTCAACGACTTTATGAGAGGCCCTGGCATTAGAAGGGTTACTGGTAGAAATGAAACCATTCAAACTACAAATAATCAAACCAGAACTGGTATCACAACTGAATTAGTACCTCGCGTAACCACAGAAAACATGGGTGATAGAGTAGTTAATACAGAGATTGTACCATTTATTAGAGAACGTGCAATTTTCTTCCATGGTACACGAATGAAACCAAACACAAAGGTTTATCCATTCTTTGATGATGTTGATGTGAGTGAATTTTGTGTTGCAGCGCAGACACATACTGTCGGTTCAATGACACAAAGTGCAAACAATTTTATAAATGATAATGAACAAAAATGGATTTCAGAAGCTGGTGAAATGACTCTAACAGGTGATACTAGTGGTCATCAAACAAATGTATTTGGACTAGAGTATGTAGATACAAATTCAGTTAGATTTTTTGTTGTTGATAATATGGATAACAAAAATTACACAACATTAGAAAGAATGTATCTAAGAGATGCTCGTGGAAATTCAATTCGTGTTGGTAATTATCAAAGTGGAGAAGGTGTTTCAGTAGATAATAAAGTTCTAAAAACAAATGATTTAGGACAGGTACGTGGTATCTTTAACCTACCAAATACAGATAATATCAGATTTAGAACTGGTGATCGTATCTTTAGATTAACAGACCAACCAAACAACTCTGATGACACAGATACAAACGCACAAACAAACTATACCGCAAAAGGTACAATCGAAACGAGACAACAAACTATTTTATCAACTCGTACTGCAGAAATTGTACAGAGAAATATTTCTGATACAAGAACTGTACAAAATACAACTACCAGAAGAGTTGTTGAGTCTGACACTGGTTGGTATGACCCACTTGCAGAAACAATTTTGATTGAGGAAGATGGTGGTGCATATATTACTAGTGTAGATTTATTTTTCTCTACAAAAGATGAAGGAATTCCTGTAACTCTGCAATTAAGAGAAACAGTAAATGGTTATCCTGGCCAGAAAATTCTACCTTTTGGTGAGAAAACTTTATATCCAAATCAAGTACAAATTTCAGATGATGGTAGTTTACCAACAAACTTTAGATTTGATTGTCCAGTGTATGTACAGGATAGTACAGAGTATTGTATTGTTGTGCTTGCGGATACACAGGGATATCGCTGTCATGTTTCAAGATTGGGTGAAGAGGCACTTGATGGTTCTGGTATTATTTCAGAACAACCATATGCAGGGGTTTTCTTTAAATCACAAAACGCATCCACTTGGACTGCGGATCAAATGGAAGATTTAAAATTTAAAGTTTATCGCGCAAAATTTGATAATTCTAAAAAGTCAACATTGTACTTTGCAAACGAAGATTATGATTCATTGGGTAGTGAAGAAAATAGAATTTTACTTGGTACGGATTCTATGGAACTGACTGCGAATTCACATATTGTAACATTCCATGCTATAGATCACGGTTGTATTGGTACAGATTTCCATGAAAATCATAATTATGTACAAATTACTGGATTTAAAGATAATGCGTTGTTTGGTGGTACAGATTCTACAAATTCACTTAGTGGTGCCCAGTTAAATGGGATTCATAAGGTATTGTCAACTACACTTGATAGTTTTTCTATTGACATGAGAAATGTTAAATATAATGAAACTACTATAGATTTTAATAATAAGACATACTCAGCTGCAACTGGTACAAATGTTATGCCTGCAACATCTGGAAGATTTTCTCCAGTAGGTGTAGATGGATTTTTACCATATTTAAATTCGAATATTAAATATGATTTGATGATGCCTATTGTACAAAACGTACAGTTGCCTGGCACAAATATTCAATATAAGTTTAAATCTATCTCTGGTGCATCACAAGATGGAGATCAAATCGCTGGAGTAAAGGATAGTAACTGGTCTACAATGGTGCCTAATAGTAATATCACATTCAATGCACCAAGAATGATTTCTAGTAGATTTAATGAACAACAGTTTAATAGTGGTAATGCAATAAATAAAAAATCTTTGGTTTACGAAATCGATATGTACTCCGAATCAGACAATTTGTCTCCACAGGTTGATACGCAAAGATGTAGTGCAATATTAGTATCTAATAGAACTAACTCACCACAGTGGACTAGTGACGTTGATGTGAATGGTATTCAAACGGATACCAACCTCGCATCTGGTAATATTGGACATGTTTATACAGGATTTGTGAGTGAACTAGAATCGACGGGTGGTTCTGTTGATGCAACATATATCACTAGAGAAATCCAACTTGCACAGCCATCTAAATCTATGAAAATTGTTATTACTGCGAATAGACCTGCAGATACAGATATTGACTTATATTACAAAACTAAAAGTAGTGATTCGCTTGAATATAGAAAATTGCCATATACTTTCATTGAAAGACCAGATGGGTATGGAATTCCTGCAAATTCAATAAGTGACTTTAGGGAATTTGAGTATGATATAAGAGATATTGAAGAATTCGTTGGGTTTGGTGTTAAAATTGTATTGAGAAGTAAAAATTCTTCTATAGTGCCTCGTGTCTCAGATTTAAGAATTGTTGCACTCGCCACTTAGGATTATAAATAATGAGTAGAGATATAAATGATTTTATGATAGTTAAGGAAGAAAAAAATCTACGCAGAGATCCGCACTCAAAGGCGGTTATTAATACAGATATACAATCATATAGAAACTATATGAAAAGAGTAAATCGATTTGATAAAACTGAAAGAGAAATAGACAACCTTAAAACAGAAGTGCAAGAAATAAAAGAATTATTAAAAATACTAGTAGAGAGAACTTAAAATGGCATTTACATATCCATCACTAACACAAGTTATTAGAACTGATACGTTTGACGTTTGGGCCACTAAAACTAATGAAATTAGAGACCATGCATTATATGTACAGGCACTAGTAGGAGATTTTAACGGACTATCTACAGATAGTAAGACTGTAGTAGGAGCGTTTAACGAACACGAAACATTAATTAATACCAATATTTCGAATATTGGTCCTCTTGGAAGTATTGATGTTGCATATGCTGGTGCAAACCTTGTTGAGAGTTTAAATAATGCACATGATGTTTTAGTCGCATATACTGATTCAGAAGTTTTAACTGAAAAGAATTTAAGGATTGATGCCGATGTTGGATTGCAACAAAGTATTGATGCAGTTGAATTAAATGCAGGTCTAACACCAGCTGGACAATATATCCAACCAACAACATCTAATTATTTGTCAACATCTGTTTCTCTCGCAAATGCAGACAATTTATTAGACACGAAGATTAAAGAAGAAGCTGATATATTAAATAATACGCAAACAAATCTTGGTGCAGATTCTAGTGGTAATATTACGTTAGTTGGTAATTATATTACTGGTACTGTTAAAGAATCTTTGGTTGCATTAGATACTCAGTCTGCGACAAATGAAAATAGAATTAATCAAAATATTCAATCTATTGTTGGATTGGACAATAGATTAACTAAATCACAAACAAATATTGGATTGAACTCTGCCGGCGTTTACACATCAGATGGTGGAAATACATATGCAATAACAGATAATATTAAGGGCGATATTAATGCAGTTGATGTTAAATTAGAGGCAGTAGATGTTTCTTTACAATCATTAATAAACGAAGATACAAATATCTATAATCAACTTGCTCTTAAATTAGAAACACCACCAACATCTGGTGACACTTTAATTGTATATGATTCTGCAGCATTTACATATTCACACGCAACACATAATCCATCATCTGTAAATACCAATGGTACTGAAGTGATTGATAAAGTGATTGTCGATTCATCAGGACACATACAATCTTTTTCAAAAAGAAATTTAGGTAATCAGTCGCAACACAACCAAACAATTAGTTCAAATCTACCATCTGGTGGTTCTAATGGTGATGTTTGGTATAGAGTATAAAGAGGGCAATAAATGGCATACTATGTCAAAGATGATACTCTTAATCAACAGAACGTAGAGTATAAAGTAGATTTGCAAATCCAACACTCTGGTAATAAGGGTAGAGGGTTGAAGGCAGTCGATGCCAGATTATATGAGCCACTTAAAAATTACAGTGAAAATAATTTAGATAGAATGTATACACCTGTTTTTACTATCGATGATAACCATCCTAGAAAACAGGGAGAAAATCCATATATCACGTATGATTTAACTTGGCCTGCAAATATTGGTACAGGTGATAGAATTTTATCATTAGAGGCATGTGAAACAGAAGAGGGTCCTTGGACAGAAGTTGCAAGAATTGATGCAACAAACGAACCCTTATCTTGGACAGAGACTAGAGTGAGTCTTAAACTAGATGCAAAGAACCGTGGATTTGGTAGTGGTTCTGGCGATACTGGTGGTGCATCCAAACATGGTATCATTGCAAACAGAAATGATATTACAGGATATGTACAAATAGGTACACATTATCCTCGTTCTTGGCAATCCCCAACATTCAATGCAACTGGAATGGATACTCTTTCATTTTATTATATCATTGGTAATGATAGTAATGGTCTGGAATATACAGATATGACCAGAGAAAAATATATCATGACATTGGTGAGAAAATCTGATGGTCGTGTAATGCAGACACTAAACTTTGACTTTAGACAAAACTCTTGGGCACTAATGAGTATGAACGTGAGAAATGCAAGTGGAAACTGTTATATTAAAATTGTACAACCACATCATTCTGGCGGTAAATATGATGGAGCAGGATTTTGTTTTTTCAAAGGCACATCAACTATAACTCATTATAAAAATGGTGATGCAACTGCAAATTTCTACTTTAATCAGGGTGGTGAGTATCAGGGAGTTGAAGTTATAGGTGATGGTAGACCATACGTTTCTGGTGATAATATTGGCCGTGGTGCGAATAAGAGATTTTTTAGATTTTCTGTTATATCAAAAAATGGTCATAATGTAGTAAGAGATGTTAAACCAAACAATTCGACAGGTACTTTACTAAGTCCATTAGGAAATGATAGGACAAAATGGTGGGTTCCAAAAGAAATATATGCAAAAGATTCTGGTGCATGGAAAGAAATCAGAGAAGTTTATGTAAAGAATAACAATAATTGGAATAAAGTATATCCATTGTTTATTAACTCAGAAAATTTTGTTAGTATTTCCGATATACAAATAAAACAAAAGAAAGATTATATTCCTTTAAGTGCAGTTTATGTGGATAATACGACAACTATTACTGCATCCAGTATTTTACCAAATCCAGTAATATTAATTGCTGGGGTGAGTTCCGATGCAGCTCCAAGTTTCCTAATCACACCTCCACTGGAATCTGGTAAGTTGACGGGCACAAACTTTGAATGGGGATATTCTCTATACAATCGAGGTGAAAAATTACCAAAATGGAAATTAGATCAAAACGATACAGGTTCGTATAATAACGGATTTATGTTGGCGTTAGAAGTTGATGGGCCAAATATAAATGATCTTAACCAAGTTGGAGTTGGTATACAGGATGTTGGATTTAGTGCAAATTTACAATCAGGAATAAAAGATAATGATTTAATAGTTGCAATACAAAGATTTTCTAATCCAAGTTCTGTACGTACAGAAACTGAATATAATTCAGCAAGGCCTGCAGGGTGGAGTTTACAGTCATTTTCTGGTGGTGAAAATGGTTTTGTAGTTTATACAAAAATTGCATCAAAGGCGGACTCAGGAAAAGTATATAACTTTCCACAACATGCAAATGACTCATCAGAAATATTTACTATCGTATTTAGAGATACAAATAATATACCTATTAAAACTGTTGCAAAGGCCGGATTTAAACAACAAACATCATCTACAAATCCACATGCATTTACTTTAGCATGGTCTGGAATGAATTTAAATAGAACTGGTTCTACAAGTGCTGATGCATTGGCAAATACTAAAAGAACTTTACCACCACTGTCACCTGGCGTTGTCAGATATCACGTATGGGGTTGGTGGGGCGATAGTAAATTATTAGGTGGGTATGGGTACTATCGTGGTGGTAGACCTGCAACAGTTAAGTATATTGAAAGCCAAATGGATACTCCAGAAAATATTGGTAACTATTATGTATCTATGTATCATGGATATATTGTACCACATGTTTCTGGTACATACAAATTTAATACGTATTCAGATGATGGTAGTTATTTTTGGTTAGGAGACCATGCAAAATTTAAAAGTACTAGGACTCGCGCAAACGCACAAGTTGACAATGGTGGGGATCATGGTAAAAGATTTGCATCTCAGGAATACTCTAAATATCTAACAGCAGGACAAAGATATCCTGTATTTGCAAACATGTATGAAAGACGCGGCCGTGATGTTTTGAGAGTATTTGTAAAATCTCCAAACCATAGTAATGATTGGCAATTAAAGAATTCTGATTTTTCATGGATGCACGACCCTAATGAAGATTTTTCATTTGGTACAAAATATTTTAATGGATAAGAAATGTCATATATAGAAAACAGTCAACAAAGTAATTTTATCATAAATATCGGTATAGATGGAAATTCTACTGGTATTGATAATGTTAGTAATGGTGTGGTAACAACTCCGAATGGTGATATTGCAGTAGACTTTGCCCCTATGATTTCGTCATTTACCTCAAATAATTATGGTAATGCATATTCATGTGAAACTGAAATAGTATTGGTTGGGCCCAGTGTAACAAAAGAAAGATTGGTTAGTCTTGGAATAGACCCAGAAGAAACAGTTTTATCATATTCTATTATTGAGGTTTGGTTTAGATTTGATATACAAGATGAATTTGATATTGGTTTTTGGAGATTAAGTGAAACAGAAGATTGGACAACTGGTGAAAAAATTGTAAGTGTTTCTGGAAAAGATAACACCGGCAATAGAACTTCTAAGTTCCATAGTCTAATATTACCACAACCAGAAAATGATGATATCTTCGTACTTTCTTATGGAGACAATTCTGGAATTAACAATATAACTGCAACTGTATCTTGTAATGGATTTGTACCAATACATTATCAAAATTTGTCTGGTGGCGGCGGAAGTAATACAGGTTCTGCGGCATAAATAGATATATAACGAATTAGAAAGAGTAAACTAATATGGCACAATTACAAGTTACCTTATCAGCATTTAAAAACTATGGAGTTTCTACTGTAAGAACAGGGTTCACTGCCTTCACTGGTAATGGTGGTTTTACTGGTGATGGTGGATTGGACGGTACTCCATATGGTGGAATGCTCAAAGTTTTAGATTTAGATTTAAAACGAGAATGGCAATTATACAACGGAATCCCACAATCTGGTAATGAAGTGGTAGACGCCGCAGATGGTTCAACCCTAGTAACAAAAAGATTTTTTGACCCAGTATTTCCTGTTGCTGGATATGATGGTACACCTAGTTATGGTACTACTGATGATGGACAACCACAATTGCAACATGTAATTGTGTACGATTCTACAGACCAAATGTCACCAAATCAAGGTCAAGTTTCTAGAGGTATCGATCAAAAATTTAGATTGCGTCTTGAATATGATGAACGTCCGAGGTTATTTGAAAGTGACAAAGAATTTTCTGCAGAGTTATATCAACTAAATTTAAAAATGCGTAATTTGGGATTAGACACATATAGTGACGGTAATGCAATTGATGAAACTCTCGTAAGTACTTGGGGAGAAACCCTAGTTAATTCACATCCTGGCTATGGTACTGTTACAAATGCAAGTTTGCCGGCGGGATGGGAGGCCACAGTAGGAATTCCAAATCCTTCTTATGCGTGGTTAAAAATTAACATTGCAACCAAAAACCAAATTTTAGATAACGGAGATATTACTGCACCATTAGGTATTAGTGATGGTTTAATTACTTTAGAAAATGGTGCATCAGTTTCTACTTCTATCTTACGAGATCCTGGCCAGTGTGTTGATTTATTTTTCGAAGATATTGTAATTCCTGAAGATGGTGGTACTATTAATAGAAGTACTCGTTGGAGAAATAAAAGACGCGGCAAAGGTTGGTTTAAAAGATTCCCCAAACAGGATAGTTCAGTAGCCGGTACATATCCTATGCAATATAGAATTACATTCACAGAACGTGGATTTTGTTTCTTTATAATGGATGATAGTTCAACAGACCAAAACGATGATTATGCATGGGTACTTGCACAAAGAACTGTAGATAATCAAACAGGTATTACAAGAACTGATGAATCATCTAGATTCCCATTACATTGTATGTATTCTTGTTCAAGGGAAAGTGTTTCGCCTAGAGATTTTGGTGTATACTTTACTCAACAGGCTGCAAATTTACAGACTGCAGCAAATGCTATTGGTAATGTGTATGATGAATCTGGAAATGAATTTTCGGTATCCGAATTAAATTCAGATTCATTATATATTTTGAATCCATATGACAGAGAAGATTCTCTCGCAGATGAATTTATGGCAAAAAATATTTGGAGATTTGTTGCAAGAGAATTTGATATCGTAAAACCATGGGATGTACACAAAGATTGTACTAGACACCAGACAGATAGTAATGCAATTATCAACCCAATGGAACAACTTGCAATTACAGATGATAACAGGTTTGTTATCACTTTCCCAACAGGACTCACTACTCAAAGATATATGTATCCAAAAGAAGAAATTGATTTAATTGCATTCTCATCTTCAGAAGTAGTTGCACAGAGTAGTAATGTACCTATGCAAACATACAAACCAGATGGAACAAATACAGATAACCGAAGATATCAGGGGATGTTATCAACTCTACCAAATGGAAACGGAATGAGAGTGTTGATGTTAGTGAATGGAGACTATATTTTCAACAGTGATGTTAACATAGACTAGAAGAAAAGTTTTATAAATATATTCAGATAAACAAAAAGTCCTAAAAATTTTAAAGGAGATTATTAATGCCAAGTTCAAGTGGGTATAGTATTCAAAGAAATGAGATTATTAATATCTCTCACAGACAACACGTAGAATACCATACAGGTGGCGGTTCTACAAGAGTGTTTCCATTACGTTCAAAAATCGATTACGAAGATAAAGATTGGAATTGGGAAATTAAAGTTGGTGAAGTAAGATATTCTATTGACAGAACACAAGGTAAAAATTCAGTTGATGGTACTACAACAGACCCCGATGTAACATCTTGGGAAGATGGTACATATAAAGAAGGTTCACAACTTGCCGGCCTAGGTTCTGTAGAATTTGATAGAAGTGCCGGAATTTTCGGTTCTTTGATTTTTGCAGAAGAATATAGACCAGTATCTGGTGATACAGTTGAGGTTAGATTTCAAGAGGCGCAAGATTCTTGGACAGGTACAGATGGTGGTTTATTATACCAACTTGCAAAAGACTTGACTGTTCATCCTTATGACACACCAGAATTGTTAAAGGCAACACATGCAACACCTCTTGACGTTAACGGCGATCCAGTAGCGGCTGGATATACAGATGCAAGTGTTACAAAACTTAGACATACTTTAACTACACAATATAACGATGATTATACCACAACAGGAATTGAGGGTGTACAGAAAACTTTTAAACATCTTTATAAAGTTGTTAGAGAATGGAGAACTTCTTTTGAAAAGGATATCTCTACCATTGGATCATCTAATGTTGTATTGACTGCAGCATCTGGTACTGCAATGTTACCATTCACTAGAGGTGATTTGGGAGATGGAGAATTTAGAGTTTCAATTAATGGAAAATTATTACCAGAAAGTTTTTACACAGTCGAATCAGATGACGCGACTAGAAGAAGTACTATTACATTACTTGCTGGTTCAGAAATTACATGGGTAGACTCAGCAGATCTCAATAATGTTAATGTTGCAATCGGATATCATTGGAAACATTCTTTAGATGTTCCATATGGTGCATTAGTAGGAAAGGCTGGATTGGGTCCAATTCAAACTGCAATAAGTGGTGTAAACCATGCATTTGTTGCGAATGATGGTATTGTATTTATTCCCGCCACTTCTTCACAACAATATGCAATATTAGATTTAAATTGGGATGCAGCAAATCAAACATTTACAGTCAATACTGACGGTGGTGGTCAAGTTCTGGCAACTTCGGATCAAAATTCATATATTGATGCTGGTAGCATCTTTTTGATTGAATACGAAGAAGTTGATACATATGCACCCGCATTTAACTTGATTTATCCAAAACCATTATCCAATAATAAAGTAGATGTTGAATATGCACTAAGAGATATCAGTGATAAATTTTTAGTTGAATCATCTAAAGGGGTAGATTTGTTGTCTGATGACACATTGACACCAGAATATACATCTCCTACTTCAAATCGTAAACCCCAAAAATGGAGATTGCGTTTTGAATGGGATAGAAAACTTGCATCTGTAAGAGTTAATGTTGCAACTTCATACCAATTACTTGATGACATGTCTGTGACAAAAGGACAATCTAGAGATGGTATCAAAGGTCCAGTATCTAGAGAGCCTGGAGAACTGTGTGATATCTATAAAGAACCTAATGTTGGTAGAGGTAGTACTTATCAATTAATTAAGTCTAAATCAGATTTTTATAGAAGATCTCAAAAAGATATAGACGATACTGCACGAACATATCCTTTATCATATAGAATTACTATTACTGACCATGGTATGGGTTTCTTTATGTGGGAACAAGCATCTGTAGATCAAGATGATGATTATGCGTGGTTTGTTGTACAGAGACACGTAGACCAAACAACAGGACAACCAGAGTTTACTGGAAAGTCTCCTGTCCACTGTGTGTATTCTCCATGTAAAAGACCAATAGATATTGCAGATTTAAACCAATACTATGCCGCATCTGATATTAATGATTTAACAAAGACACCAAATCTTTATACATCATTAGGACAAATGTTGGAAACAGAAGGCCCAACACTTTATTTTGACCCAACAGAGACAATGTTTAATGGTACGGTAAACGCACTAGACTTTACAGGTAAAGGGTATTTGACAGGTACTGATGCGTCTGGAGACAGTACTGGAGAGAAAAAAGAATTAGATGTTGGTATCGTTGGTTCTAAACTGACTCAAACAACGGATTATTGGTTGAAAGGTTATCAGTGGCAAGTAACAGATCCAGCTACTTTTGATTCAAGTGCATTCAATTTTCCAGCAGATTTCACGACGATAACTTCAAACGAGAGAGTTAATGATTTAGAAATTGTCGGGTTTACAGAGTTGCCTAGAGATGGTGTATCTTCTACTGCAAAATCCAAAGGCTCTAGTTGGGTTATGGATTCTAGACTAGCTCCACATTTTTCTGGTAATGTAATTTATCCAGAAAATAGAATTGAACGTGTTTCTACTTTTGTAACTGCCGCAACTGATGCAACCGATGGTATTCCAGATGGTGCAACCGGCGCAGCGCCTGGAGATTGGTCAGACCCTTCATATGCAATGTTGGACATTCTATACAACGAAAATCAAGCAAACCAAACGAAGGTTTTAGATTCTTTGATTGTTGCTATTGATGGACAAGAATTGATTAGAGATACAGATGCATATATTCTTAATTATGACCAGTGGGTAAGAATGGGAGATCCATCAACAGGTCATAGATTTATACAATCACTTGATGCCGCTGGTGTAACTAAATTGGGTAGTAGTTTTAAACTACCAGTTGAATCTACTGCAGCAGTACCAGATTATATTAAAGAAATTTTTGATGGTACATCACAAAATGCTGCAACATATAAGGAAGGTGTAGACCTTGATTGGACCGTATACAATCCAACCGATCCCACTGGTGGTGCGAGTATGGCATGTAGTGTTATAAACCCAACAACAAAAGAGGCATATAAAATACACTTCATTTATGCATTGTGGGAAATCTTTGGTGATAAATATAAGACTCCTGTAAATTCATCAACTGGATTAAATATTAGTAAATATACAAATCTAACTGGTGCGTCTGTGAATGGTAGATTGCCTGGCGATCCAATTTGGTCATTATTAGACCCAACTAAAAATGTATATATCTATGATTTCTTTAACCAAACATTATTGTTTAGAGATGCACCAAGACCTAGTGCAGCATTAACTGTTAAATTAATTAATTACGTATTTGCGGACCCAGCAGGAAACGCATATTATATCGAAACACCTGAAGATAGAGATTTTCCAGAGAGAAATCAAAATTTCCAAAAAACAATTAATAGATTTGTTGTTAGAGAACAGGATGTATTAAAACCTTGGGATTTCCACGTATCTGCAACTATGCATGAAATTGATTCAAATGCAATTATTAATCCACAAGAACAGTTGTCAATTACACAGGATAGAGACTTTGTATTCTCATTCCCAACTCAACTTACATCACAAAGATTTTATTATCCAAGAAGTGAACTTGATTTGATTACAGTTTCTTCTGCAGACTTTAGTACTCAATCAGGTAGTATTGAAATTGAAAAATATACAGATTCTGATGGTTTGAATGCACAGTTTACAGTTGGTGGACAAGGTTTTGATGTAACATCCGCTGGTACTGCACACCCATACGCTGGACATGTAGGACCAGATGGACAGAAATACTACTGGAAGAAAAATAAAAGAAGATATGAAGGTATGATGAGTACATTACCAAACGGAAATGGAATGAGGATCTTTATGCAAACTGCCGGTAGTAGTATCAAATTTACTGATACCAATGAAGGTGGCGCTCCAGCGTAGTATTATAATGATGATTATAAATATAGATAAACAAACATATGGGGTAAATAAAAGATGGCATCTACTTTAACGCAACCATTCGCATCAGCTGGATTTTCAGTACAAAGAACTGAAATTACTAGTGTTATGCAACCAACCTATGCGGAATATTTTGTGAGTGATGGTGTCACTAGACATTTACCACTCAAAAGATTGCCAGATCTTGGTTTGGCCGATATTGCTTCAGTAAGAATTTTTGTAAATGAATTTAATGAATTAATTGCAGACAATTATACCGGCGACGATACATATCCAGATAGTGGTGATTTTTTATTCAGTGACCAACAAACATATGATCCAGGCAGTGGAGTAATTCAAACTCCAAACGGTTATATTTTGTTTAATACTGGAAAAATTCCTACATCTGGTGCAACTATAAAAATAGTATATTTTATAAATCCAGAAAACTATACTGAATATGAAGATGGTGTTTTGAGAAATCTTGCATTAGATTTATGTTTACATCCATATAAAAATAACTTTACATCAACATTCGAAAATCAATCTCAAACTGTTGCACCACTAACAGTAACTGGTGCAACAGGAGTTGGTGCAACTATGATTGCGGAATTTAGTGATGCACCAGTAGGTAGTTGGTTAGTAGATGGGTCTGCTTCTACTACACTTGTAGGTAAACGAATTAGAGAAGTTTCTGGTACTGGTATTGCAACAATTGCATCTATTACCGATGGTACTACCATTACTGCAACTGTAGATGTTCCGTTTTCCCAAGTTACTGCGGGCGATAAAGTTTATTCTAAAGGAGAGTGGTCTCTAATTATTCCGGCAGATGAAGTTGAGGTTCAACCTTATAATTTGATTTATCCATATGAAACGGAAACTTCAACAACACCAATTTCAATTGACGTAAACGGACAACAAGATCATACTGCTGTTATGAAGGCAATTCGTAGAGTTGGTAATTTACTAGTAGTAGAATCTGAAAAGGCAACCGACTTATTGTCATCTAGATCAGATATTAATTCAGTTTCAGAGGCCATACCTACAAATTTGAATTTACCATCGCCAGTTAGACAAAGACGCTCTCCACAAAAATGGAGAATTCGTTTCTATTATGACGAAAGAGATGATTACGTGCATGTTAACGTTGGTACAAAATATCAACTTCTAGATAATGGTGATACTACTAGAGGGCAGGATAGAGATGGTACGAAGAAGTCCGTGTTTAGACTGCCGGGCGAGCTCGCCGAAATTTATTTTGCGCCAGGCATAGAAGGAGCAAAGGCAAAAGCAGGATTTTTCCGTAGACAAGGTAAAACATCATCTGATACAAATAATACATATCCAATTACTTATAGATTGACATGTACAGATCATGGTACTTCTCTATTTATGTTTGATCAGGCATCTGTAGATCAAGATGATGATTATGCATGGTTTGTTATACAGAGACATGTGGATAATTCTTCGGGTAAAATCGAATTTGAAGATGGTAAGTCTCCTGTGCATTGTGTATATTCCCCAAGTAAAAGACCTTTTGAGACTTCAGAACAAAATGCTGGATATTACTCATCTTTTGAGAAGAATTTAGATTTTGCTACAACTCCATTTCAAACAACTACAGTCTCTACAGATTTACAAAATATATATGATGCTTCTGGCAGAAGATTGAAGCCAGGAAACCAAATAGATATTTCTATTATAACCGATAGTTTACCTATACAAGCAAATGAATATGGTAGTGGTATAAATTATAGTGGACCAAATGCCCAGAAAATTTATAATACTCCAACTGGTACATCTGCTTCAACCAAAACAGTGGCTTTGCAAAGTGTTTCTGGTGGTGGTTATGTAGATGATCAAGCCACCGCGCAGAGAACCACGAACATAACAACGGTCAATTCATACGATTATATAACGGTAAACCAATATGATGCAGCATATAACGATAAACTTGGTCCAGCTATGTTGGGATTAGAAATTGAAGAAGTTGTATTACTTGACACGATTGACAACGATTCAGTACATGCAGTATTAGTTGAAGGAGTTGATTATAAATTTGAAATAGACTCAGTTACCCCAGCAGTATATACTGGTTCTACACTAACAACTCAAGAAATGGTTTCGCACAAAATGAGTTTTCTTCATCCATCGGGCAATCCTTTGGAAATTGGTGGGGTCGTCTTTCGCAACACCACCATCAGCTCCACCAACACTAATCCTACATTGGGCCCAGATACAACCCCCAAAGTACGTGTCAAATATAGATGGAAAGGTGCTGGTTATCTAAATAAATATATCAATCCATATGGCCGACAAGGAGATGCAACTGCACAATTAGAAGATGCCGCAAGATTGAATGTATTTGTCGAGAATGTTGAATTAGATCATGCAAGGAATCCATACGAATATACAGTAAATTCTACTGGTGATGTATTGTGGCCTGCAAATACTGCATCATTTCAAGGTACTAGTTTAAATACATATGTATATAGTTTACCAGTAGATACCGTATTCCTTAGAGAATCTTTATCCGAAGGTCAAGTCTTGAAAATGCAACTACAAAATTATGCAGAAGACCCAGAAGCACAAAACTTATATTTAATAGAAGTACCAGAAGATCCAGATTTTCCAAAACACTGGACAGATATGCATAGAGAGGCAAAAGGAATTTATAGGTTTGTTGTAAGAGAATATGATGTATTAAAACCTTGGGATTATCATGTCTCTGCAGTTATTCCACAAGTTGATAGTCCTGCTATTATCAATCCAGTTGAACAATTATCTATTACTCAAGATAAAACCTTTGTGTTTAATTTTCCAACACCAATGGCATCTCAAAGATATATATATCCAAACTCAGAAATGGATTTAATTTGTTTCTCAGGTGCAGATTCATCAACTGAAGGTGGAATTACCAATGTTGGTACAGCCACATCTCCAAAATATGATTTAGATGGAGAACAAGATAGTAGTGTTGGTGGGGGAACCGCCGGCACATCTACACTTAAACCATCAGATGCATTGGATTACCGAGCAGCATACACATGGCATACAGGTACTGATACAGCAACAACATCTGCAAATAGAACATATGCAGGGATGCAATCAACGAAGTCAGATGGTAATGGAATGCGTATTTTCACTCTAGTACGTGGTGGACCAATTAGACCAGAATATTCTGATTGGACAGTAAGACTATAGTAATTATAATTTAAAAATAAAGTAGAAAAAAGGGGGATTTATCCCCCTTTTTATTTGTTCTCGGCAATTTAATTCATAAATAGTAACAAATGGCAACTATTACTGAAATATTCTTTTTGCAAGATTACGTTCTTGCCGAGACAGGATTAACCTCTCCTGCCGAGGTTTCGTCTGTCGAACTGACAATATCTGGACTAGTTGCTCCCGCATCAGTGACATTTTCAACTGGTGATATTATTGTCAATGGTACAAATCAAGGAAATTCTGCTACCATATCCAATGGTGACACTTTCCAACTAAAAATATATACTCCCACTATAGATACTCTCACGAAGTATTATTATGATGTAGACGGCACAACACTTGAATGGTGGGTTGAATTATATAATACTGATAATTCTCAAATAGAATCTTTTAGTACTTTTTCTTCTACTGGAAATATTGCGATACCAGAAAGTAGTACTAGTCCTGTATCGGACGTTGCTATTGAAACAGAATCTGTATCTGCAACAACAACGGGCCCAGTTTCCGAATTTGAATCTGAATCGAGTAATACAACAACAAATGAAGTAGAAACGGTATCCGTTTCACCAACAGAAAAGTCTTTCGAAAAAATTGACGAAGGTTCTGACTTAGTTCAAAGTAGTGATGAAATTATACCACAAACTGTTATTGTTGCAGTAACTGATTCTGAAGTAAATGATTCTGCTCTAACAATATTACCTTCAACTCAGCCAAAAGAAGAATCAACAAAAGCTTTATTGGCCAATGCAATTGAACAAATAGTAGAAGAATCTAAAACATCACTTATCGCCGCCGCAGAAGCGTTATCATCTAGTGGTATATCGAATGTTTCCCAAGGGGAGGCCCCAGAAGAAATTTCTGATTCAGATATTTCAGATGAAGTTCGTAGAGAGTATATAGAACCTTTACCAAAGGAGGAATTGCAGTCTCTTTCCGAAAAACTTATTGTTGAAACAATTAAAGAACAAATTTCACTCCAAAGTTTCATAGAAGAAGTTGTAGTAGAAGCATCTAGTAATTTAAATATTGGTGATACTACTGACAACGAAGAATTGCAAAAGAGTGTAATTCAAGGTGTTCAAGAAGTAATTGAAACTACGGTTGTACCCACAATTATCGAAAAGATCACAGAAGAATTAACACAAAAAGTTTTAACTAATTTAGATGATATAGTAGAATCTAAAGATACTCAATTTAGTGAATTAATTGAAACTGTTGCATCTACTCAGTTAAAAACTTTAGAAGAAACAACATTAAATGAATTATTGAATAAGGTATTTAGTGAAGATACTGATAAATTAGAACTTTCAAATGTAAACTTCGAAGATTTGTCCGAAATAGAAGAATTTTTTATAAATTTCTTATTCAATGAAATAGAAGTATCCGAAGGAATTACTCTAGATATAACTGATACTACTCTATTAGAAGCAATCAATCAGTTAGATATTCAAGGGTTTGTAGAAAAAATACAACTTGCAACTTTAGATTTTGCAACTCCAGAAGATATAGAAAATATACTATCAATTATATTCACATCATTATCAGAAGATGAAGATTTCTTAAACTTTAATTTATTTGAAACTTTTGAAGAATTTGAAAAATTTGTAGTAGAAAATTCTACTAGTATATTAAATTTATCGGGAGAAGAAATTCTTGACGATGCATCAACAAATACAACTGGTTCTGAGGATGTAGTAGATGAATCTAGTACAGTTATTACTGGCGATGAACAAATACAAGACGAAGTTTCAGAAAAAAATACAGGTCAAGATGAAGTAGAAGATGAATCTACAACGTTAATTACTGGTGGTGAAACTGGAGAAGATGAATCTACAACGTTAATTACTGGTGGTGAAACTGGAGAAGATGAATCTACAACATTAGTCACTGGCGGTGAAACTGGCGAAGATGAATCTACAACATTAGTCACTGGTGGTGAAACTGGTGAAGATGAATCTACAACATTAGTCACTGGTGGTGAAACTGGCGAAGATGAATCTACAACAACAAATACTGGTACAGATGACGGAGAAGATGAATCTACAACATTAGTCACTGGCACAGATACTGGAGAAGATGAATCTACAACAACAAATACTGGTAGTGATACTGGAGAAGATGAATCTACAACAACAAATACTGGCAGTGAAACTGGAGAAGATGAAACTGGTATAGGTGCATCTAGTGGAGAACAACTTGGCGAAATCGGCGCAGAAATTTCTCCAGATGAAAATAATGGTGCCGCATCAAAAGGTATCATACAACTAAGAGATGGAACTGTGACATTTTATAAGTTAAACCCAGTACCATCTACTATTGAATTAAATACATTCGTGGGCCCATTTGTCGCAAGAGACAATTCCATGTGGCAGATAAGGTTATAATATGCCACAATTTTTTACCTCCGGCGGTGTACAAACACAGATTAAAACCACTAAAAGATGGAATTATGTATTTGAGCGCGATTCATCTGTAACAATAGAATATTATAATTTATTTCGTTATACTCAAGATGATGGACAAACTTTAGAGTATGCAAGTAATGCATATGAAACTGGTGGATCGGAATATATAGCAGAAATTTTCTCCACAAAGGTAGAAATAATTTCTACAGATGTTGTCAGTTTCAATAACATCATTGAAATAACAGATGTTGGACTTGATAGATATTCAGAAACAGGTATTATTGGTAGTATATGGAATAACTTATCTAGACTCGATAGTATCATTACTGATAAATCCAAACTAATGGAATTAGTGACAAGTAATATCGGAACAGATTCAAAACAATTTGATCTTGGTATTAGTAGAGATATTGTTCAAAATGCAATATCAAATTATGATACAGATGACATTATTGTATCTAAACTTGGTGATATTGGAATATTCAGTAAAAATATCATACAAAGAATACAAAATCAAGTAAAATCTGCACAACACCTACTATCAGGTGACGGTGAACATATTCTGCATGGAGAAAATTCAGAATTTGCAAGGTATAACTTAGACCAAGTAACAAAAATGGCAACTATTGCAGATAGTTATGGTGAATTTGTAGATTTAGTACACGCAGAGTTATTTACCAGAGATGAAAGTTCTCTGATAAAATCTAATGTAAAAGAAACTAATTTGTTATTCCAACAAATAGTTCCAGACAATAAGATTATTTTAGGCGCAAAAGATACAGGCGAAGTTACTTCAAAGATAACATACTCTTCGACAACTTTAGATAAAGATTTTGAATTAAATTTATCTTATGATTTAAGTAAAGCTAAAGAGTTGCACAATTCATACGCGCACTTATATAATCAAGAACCAGATTGGATAAAGAGTCCAAGTGGTCTATTAATCACAAAACCACAGGATAAAATATTCAATGATTTACTATATTATCAAAGTCCAGATGATGTAGTTATACAAAAGAATTTATATTTTGGTTCTCCAGATATAACAAATGTTCCTATCAATAATTACTTTAAAAAGTTTAAATCTATTCAAGAACCTAAAGGTAAATTTTATGCAGAACAATCTGATTTAGTATTTAGAACTGAATTTGAAATTCGTAGTTCTCAAGATATTATTGTACCTATAAAACCATATTATAGTCAACCAGATAAGACTTATCTATATAATTATTTTTATATTGATATAGACACAGATACTACATTTGGAATGGTGCCTCAAATTACACCACCAACAGATATATCATATATTCCAGATTCTAATTTTGCAAAAACTACTGCAACAACCAATACAAATGGTAAAAGTTTATTTAAAAAACAATTTGGACTATTTGAGTTTAGAGGTGGTAGACAGATAATTCTGGATGCAGTCAATATTAAAAATACTGGTAAGTATTCTGTCATGGATACACAGGCTGTTATATTCTACGATCATAATTCTGCAATGTATGGTGGTATGTATCAAGAGTATGTAGAGTCTCCATATGAATTTGTATATTCAAATAATTATATTGGAATTTCTCATTATAATCAATTAAAACAAATTATAATACCACATTTTAAAATCGAATCAGGACACCCTA